ATACAATTGACTACCATATACAAGGTTTCTTTTCTTAGTCAGGTTTGCAATAGTCTTAATTTTTGCAAGTTCTTTATTTGTTTTCTCCTCATAAAAATTCAACATGTTATACATTGCTTCATCTATATTACCAATACTACGAGCATTTTTTATCTCGTTATTGAAAAACTGTTTAAGATAAGAAGCAATATGAAACTTAGCATCACCTGTTGTACCAGTTTCACTGACTAGTTCATCTAAGAAATCACCACAAGACCTACACATACTTTCTATTTTTGACACGTGTCTGTCAAATGTATTCATTTCTGTTCTAGAAAGTCCAACACGATGCATGGGTGTGTCATTCTTAACTACCAATACATCTTCAGATCCATTTATTTTAGCACCAGCTCTTGCTTGCATCTCAGGAATTACATCTCCTGTGTAATGAGTATGGAATACTACCCCAATTTTTGCTCTGCTAGCTGCTCTTCCAATAGGATGAGTAACAGGAATAGCGTAAGTAATTGTGTTGGGTCTGAAAGTATACAACTCTTCTCCATTTATTTTTTGCCTCCTAATATCTGATGTGAATAAAAGATCACCTTGCACCACACCTTGAATGTCAAGGGTAGAAAAATAACGAAGAGAAAATTTAAGTTTTTCTGCAAGGTCACCCTCATACCAACCATCAATTTGTTCTTCGCTATAACAAAATTTAGGATCATTTTTATTAAACACAGATTTGGTGCCAACAAAGAACATCCCTGTTTGTGGATCTGTACCACAAACAACTGACGGAGCACCATCCCATTTTGTTTGCATAAAACCAGAACTTTCCTGATGACCCAACATCTTTTTAAGTTCTTGTAAAAATGACACCGCAGCTTTACAACCCTCAACTCCATAGTTGAGCATTTCATCCTCAAGATGTTCTAGATGTTTTAGTTGCTTAACGTTTGCCATTACTTTTTATAGTAATCTCCATTGGTGTGAGTAGGATAAGTTCCACCTTGTTTATTTCTAATATTAAATTTGAAATCATAAGATTTAGTTTCAAATATCATATCAACTCTCTTACCTCTACCACCTGCACCACCATAATTTATCTCAACTGTGTTTCCAACGAGAGATGCAGCTTTGTTCATATACTCTTTATCAATTTCATAACATTCTAATTTTGTACCAGTATAATGAACCATCCAATAACCATAACCAACACCACTCTTGATCATTTCTTGTAATGCTTTTTTGCCACTAGGAGATAGAGTAGTTTGTTCAATGTGATTATCAACTGTAGTACCAGTAACCTTGCCATAATTAGCAAACACATCTATAAATTTTTGTTGATCTATACCAAACATCTCAAGATATTCCTGACCATCATCAGGCACTTCACCTGCTATTAAACTTGCTTCTGGAAATAAATTAAGTTTATCTTTACCTGTACCTTTAATACCACAGTTGAAAAATGATAGTGTGCTTCCAAATTTGACTGAAAGATATACTGGTTTACCAGCAACTGTTAATGTAATATCTGTCAGAGTTTTTCCAATGTCATATGTAGCAGTAGTACCACCTGCAGAGATAACAATATTACTACCTTTTTTCTTAAGAGGACGTGCTTGGTTTTTACCACCCTCACCTATAGCTTTAGTAGGTGCTGCTCCATATTTTTTGACCATAGCATCAACTATTTTACTAACATGATCTGCATACTTTTTAGGTTTCTTACCAGAACAATGATCAATCAATGCTTGGGTAAGATCATCTTCATATTGATTACCCATATTAACTTTCTTACCACCTTTCTGTTGTCCACCAAACTCATCAGTTTTTACAAATTCATCTAGTTTTAAGTAAACATCTCTACTACTTACACTACGAGATACACCATCACCAGCAATATTACACGTAAACTCAATACCATTTCTACCACGAAAACCTTGCCTACACACTTCATCAAATAGCATCTTCGCAGAAAATTCTTTACCAGCACTTCCTTTAATGTTATGGAAGTCTTGAAATGGGGAAGTAAAATATCTATTATTAACTCTTGTAGTCGCAGTAAATCCTGCCACTTCAACAGTACCCATGTCTGTTAAGAAGAGGTTTGCTTTTCCATTACGATTTAAAGCTTTATCAAAAAAGGTATCAAGGCGATCAAGATACCTTCCACCGTTTCTGAAAAAATCTCCTGCTTTCATAAAAAACCTCCCGTCTAACTATTTAGAGGGAGGTAGTTAATATTCAGTACTACTCTTGTCTTTTCATCTGTGCAACTGTATCCTACGTGTTTAATTTTGCTATCAAATATAACTATTCTATTTTCAACTGAGGGTATTACTTCTCCTGTCTCAAACTCTGTCCATCCGTTGTTAGTATTCACATAATATATTGCTGTCTTTGCATTATTAAAAGGATGGTCTACATGATAACCACCAAGCATAGTATGTTCTGTATCTCTTGGATTTAAATTTATCTTTGCTCTAATAATAACGTTTGGTGTATCTAACTTTTGTAAAATTGGAATTATATAATTGTATCCCTCTGATTGAGGTCCGTGATTTTGTCTGTAGAGAAGGTTTGTAAACTGATAACTTTGATCATCTTCGTCAGGATGATCTCCTTCTTTGGTTAAAACATATGGATTATAAAACCAAGGAAACTGACTACTCAAAAAACCTTTCTTTAATGTTTGAAAAGAATTAAAAGAAATATAATTATCAATAACTATAGGAGACATTACCTATCGTCTGCTTTTCTATTTTCTGAAAGGTAGATATCAAACGTTCCTTTAGGATATCTTTTTGCTAGTTTATTCATATTGATGTTTAGAACGTCTTTCATATCAATCTCTAGTGCCATACATGCTTGTGCTACGTACCACATAATATCACCCAACTCAATAATAAGGTGTTCTTTGTTATCTTCATCCCATGGTTTTCCTTGGAAAATCATCTTCTTAATGATCTCAAGAAACTCACCACCTTCAGCATTGATGCCAACACCACTAGTAAGGAGACGTTCAATGTTAGCACCTTCACGGTCTAACTCGCCAATACGATCAGCGAAGTCAACAAAGTTTGTTGATGCATCAGATGTGACTTCTGCCACAAAAGACTGATACTTATTGAAATCGATCATACGTTCCATTCTGCAAATTTTGATAAACGGTTTTGTGTTTTTGAGAATTGTTGTAAGGTTTCTCCTACCTCTTCATCTTCTATGTTAATTTGAGATGCGTCATCTGCAACATCATACAACCTCATTTTCGATCTGTCAATTCCCACCATGAATTTTCGTGAGGTAACGAGGTCTGAGTATCTGTTTTTAAGTTGTTTGACCAAGATGCGACCCTGTTGCTCGAGCTCCTCAGTAGATATAAGGGCAAACATAAAATCAGCAGTGGCAGGGAGACCAAAAGACTCACTAGTGTCAGTAAGATCGGGATCAGAGTTACCATACCCGCTACGAGTAGTTTGAGTAGCAGAGACAATAGGGACATTACATTCCACAGCAAGACCCCGAAGCTCCTCAGCAATCGCCTTAACATAGGTATACGAGTTAACAACTGCACCTTTGTACCTCACACTTGCACATATATTTAAATAATCGATGAATATAAGATCTGGTTTAAAATCTTTTTTTAATTTGAGATCGCTTAGGAGTGCCTTAAAATGTCCTGCATGTGCAGACGCTGTTGGATACTCCTTGATGATAAGTTTACCTCTAGTTTTTTTAGCAATCTCATTTACTTTACTAGAGAATAGAACTTCTGGTAGTTCTACAATATCTTTGACACTTACGTTCAGAAGATTTGCGTCAATTCGTTCAGCAATCTTCTCCTCTGCCATTTCACATGTAATGTAGAGAACGTTGTAGCCCTGAGTGAGCGCGGAACCAGCAACATGGCACATGAATAAAGACTTCCCGACACCCGTACCAGCAAGAGCGACATTGAGAGTTTTGTTACTGAGACCACCTTTGGTAATGAAGTTAAACTTCTCCAAATCAAATGGGATCTTCTCTTCTTTTCTGTGGTAGAATTCGTATCTGTCTGTAGCTTGTTCAATGTAATCGTGTCCGATATGCTCATCAAAAGAAACTGCTAGTGCTTCTTGTAAGATGCTAGGTATAGCATCTTTTGACATTTTTTTATCTTGACCGTCTGCAACTTGAATTGATTTCATAAGTGCTAAGTATATAGCACGATCTTGACACCACTTCTCTGTTGCATCTAGCAACCATTCATAGTCAACCCATTCATCAGTTAGAGAATTTATTCCCTGTAATGAATTTTGGAATGCCTCTTCTGTAAGGTCTGTTCTATTTTGGATATTAATTGTGAGAACTTCTTTAGTAGGGATCTTGTCATACTTTGCAGCAAAGTCAGCAATTTCCTCAAAGATAATTCTCTCGTGGTAAGTCTCATAATATTCTGCTTTTAGAAAAGGGACTACCTTTCGATAATACTCCTCATTATATATGAGGTTACGTAAGATAGTTTCTTCAATTCTTTCACTCATCTAATTTTAACCTCGCAAAAGATTTTTCACTTAATCTCTTCTGTATTAGTTTACCATACTCTTCATGTAATTCGCAACCTATGTAATGTCTACCTAAAGATTTTGAAACAAGTGCAGTAGTTCCTGATCCCATAAATGGATCTAAAACTATATCACCTTCTTCACTTCCTGCTTTGATACATGGTTCAATTAAGTCAGGTGGATATACAGCAAAGTGTGCACCTTTGTATGGTTTATTTGTTATTGACCAGACAGATCGTTTATTCTTTGTTGTATAGCTTTTTGTAAGTCCGCTATGTGGTGCCAATCCTGTTCCTTCTTTGTGGTACTTTCCGTTGTCTCTGTTTCTTGTACCCCAGTCTTGTTTAACTGGTTCTTTGATTGCTTCGTTGTCATAGTAATACTTTTTATTCTTACTTAATAGGAATAAATACTCATGTGACTTAGTACACCTATCTCTAACGCTCTCAGGCATAGGGTTAGGTTTATGCCAAATGATATCTTGTCTTAAATACCACCCATCAGCACGCAATGCAAAAGCCAACATCCAAGGGATCCCGATTAAATCCTTTTCCTTTAGTCCTTCTAACTTATTCCCTCGTTTGCTACATTCTTGTGGCAAATCCTGGTTGGTTTTACTCACCGATTGCTTAGGATAGGATTGACCTTTACCAGGTCTATAGTTGTAATAACTATCTCCTATATTTAACCATAAAGTACCATCGTCGGTTAGTACATCACGAACAGATCTGAATACTTCTACCAAATTTTGGATGTATTCTTCTGGTGTTTGTTCCTGTCCTATTTGGTTTTGCTCTCCACCATAGTTTCTTAAACCATAGTAAGGTGGTGAGGTAACACACATTCTAGCTTTGCCATCAAACTCTTTTAAGGTTTCACGACAATCACCAAATAAAATTGTATCAAGCACCATAACTAAATTCCTTTTTTGCTGCCTCCTCTAGTTGTTGCATTACTTCTTCTGTGAAGTATTTGTCTGGACTGGCAAGAATAGCAGAAGGATAAACAGAAGATTCACCAATCCGAATCCTATTGCCCACCCTTTGGAAGACCCCATACTGTTCACCCAACTCCAATAGTCCGTAGTACTTGTCAAGTCCACGTTCGTCAAAAAATAGACGTGTTGCAATTTTACTTCCCTCCACTGTTAAACGAGATTTTTTTGCTTCACACTTAATAATATTTCCTACGACCTCTTTCTTACTATCACGTTCTTTACTTTTTGTAAGGTAGATAATAGTTGATGCAGCATACTTAAGTCCTGTGCCACCACCCATTTCTTTTGTAGGAATATATGATCCTATTACATCATATGTATGATTTGTAACAAGCATAGGTACTTGTGCTTGTCCTAGTTTAAGTGTAAGAACACGAAACGCACCTTTGATAAGTTGTGATTTAGTCATGTCACGAACTTGTTTATCATTAGCAATATCTTCCATCTCTTTAGATGTAGATAGCATACCAAGACTATCAAGAACAAACATCATAGGTTCACGTTTGTCCTTAGGTTCTTTAAGATACTTGTCAAGAATTCTACATGCCTGTGTTCTAAATTCTTCAATAGTAGCAACAGGAAACAACACCATACGCTTACTATCAATACCACGAGACTCAATCATCTCTTTTGAGATAGCAGATTCTGTTTCAAAATAAATGACACCACCCTTAGGATTAGCATCAAGAAAATTACGAACAACACTCAAAGCAAAAAATGTTTTACCTGTGCTACTCTCTCCTGCTAGTGCAGTAACTTTGTTTGCAGGAAGACCTCCATACAAAGAACCACTAACTAAGGCATTAAAAATATAACTGCCAGTATCGACGTAATTAGTAATATCACCTGCAGCAACTCCTTCACTAACTAGACCAGCAAATTCATTTCCACTGTCTTTAATTACGGTATCAAGAAATCCCATTAATTTATCCTCATAAAATTGTACATAATCATTCAAAAAAATTACTAATTGAAATAGTCTTTTCGTGTTGCCAACCAATACATTGTAACACATTCTTAAGTGGTTCAAGAAATGATTTCTCAAACTGTGTTTGATAGTCCACATATTTTTCGATACCAAACTCCTTCGGCAACTCACCAAAGAAACTGATAATGTTCTCGTGGAGTGGGTTTGGTGTCTTGAGATACATGAACTTGATCTTCTCACCTTCTTGGATGAGAGGATGTTTATTTTCTACGTTGTATTTCTTCACATAATGATTATACAACAAAGCACCCCTTACTGCAATGGGTGTTCCTTTTTGATAGATCTCCGTAGGGTGACGGTACTTGGCAAGGTTGTTAACTCCTCTAGGAAAGGCGACTTCATCATATGGTCTTTGTTTTGTTTCAGAGCGGACTTCATTGATAAAAGTGACGAGTTTATCATTTGTATCGCTGATAATGATCTTGAATGCTGCATATAGTTTATCCCTAAAATATGCAGGAGTAGAACTCCTAGCGGTTTCTAACCCCATGATTTTCATCTTAGGGTCTTTATATCTAACTCCCTCACTATCCCAGACGTTCAAGATATATCTTTTCTTTGCAGTCCAGATGCCACGATCAGCGATATTCTCTCGCTTCATGCTCATCTTTTGTTCATACGCTGAAACATACGACGCAAGTTCTTGATACGAACGTTCAATAAAAGGTTCCAGTTTTTCTTGACAGATCTTGTCAAGTAAGGAAACAATTGCTGCTTTGTCGCCAGACTTATTAGCAAAAAATTTACTAACAAGAGGTCCGAGATTAAGATAGATTGAGTCAGTGTCGGATGCAATGACATAATCCTCCTTCTTAGTGGAAAGCAATTTATTTAGGTACTCGTTCATGCAGTTTTCAATCCATCTGATAGAAACCTGACCAGACAAAGTGATTGCTTCTGCATTTGCAAGACGATAATAACGGAAGTGTTCATTACCAATTGCACCATAGGCAGAGTTCAAAGAGATCTTCTTTGCCATCTGAATATTGTTACATCTCGCAATCTCTTTCATCAATTCAACAGTAGGAGTTTTTTCATACTGTTGCTTTGCCTTGATCATTTTCTTTTTGAAGATGACACGACTGTCATACATCTTCTGCATCATCTCTGGTAGGAACCCATGCTTTTCTTTTGTGTATTGTGCTCCGTTGGCACACACAGAATACTCCCCTCCGATGGAAACAGTTTTGTCGAGCAATCCTTCAACAGTGGCAGATGGGTGTTTCTTGTCAACGAGTGTCTCTGGTGAGATGTTGTACTGCATGATGAGATGAGGGTACAGACTATTAAGGTCAAAACTGACGACCCAATCATAGAAACCTGGAATTGGTTCTTTAACATAAGCACCTGCGTATTTTTCAGATTTTGTTGCTTCTTTCTTAGGAGGAATTGCGATCTTACGTTTTAGTAGTTCATTATAAATGTAGTTGTCCCACATACGAACCTGACTAAACACATCTTCATAGTTTACCTTGGCATCATATGCCATGGTGTATGCAAGTTCAATCAACTTCATCTTGTCATCTAGTTTATCAACTAGACGAACGTCATGGATGTTGTACTCAATAAACTTTTGCCAGTTGTTCTCATAGAACTCTTTGAACGTATCATACTCAGAGTGATCTAGTTTCTTCTCACCCAATTCTACATTACAAATATGATCAAGGCGATAACTCTCTTGGTTTGTATAGGTAAACTTTTTGTATAACTCTAGGTAATCAAGAGTAGAAATACCAAGAGTATCGATAGCAAATTGTTTTCTACCTTTAATAAAAATTTCACGACTAGAAACTAGTTTCCATGGAGAAAGAAGTTTAGTAAACTTTTCACCCATGATACGATTAATACGGTTGTTGATATATGGCATATCAAACAACTGTACGTTCCATCCTGTAATTACATCAGGATAATTTGCTTGCCAATATTCAAGGAATGCTCCCAACATGCTTTCTTCTGATCTGAAGTGCATGTAATCCACCATAGGATCTTTGTTATCAAATGGACGAGCACCCCAAACTGTGATGCGACCAGAGAAACTATCTTTGATACTAATAGCAAGAATTTCCTGATCAGCACTTTCGATGTCAGGAAACCCATTCTCAGCAGCAGTCTCAATGTCAATAGTAAAGACACGAATTTTACTGCTATCAAATTTTATAAACTCAGGATGTTTCTCAGCAATGTATTGATATAAGAAACGAGAGTTGCCATAAATTTCAAAGTCAGGAACTTCTTTATATTGTTTTACAAATTCTTTTGCTTCAGATATAGAACCAAACTTATGTGGTTCTACACATTCTCCTTCTAGTGTTTTCCATTCAGAATAATTTTTTGTAGGCAAATACAGCGTAGGGTTGAAAGGAACCCTGACGCTGAAACGATTGCCATTTTCATAACCACGTACGAGCAGACGATTGCCTGCTTGCTCTACACTAGTGTAAAACTTCATTCAAGACATTCAATATAACGAGCAAGGATTGCCTTGCTTGGATTAGTAACTACCAATAAGTCAGAAGATCTAACATTGAACTCACGTTCAGATGAGTGTTCTGCCCATGGACATAGTTGACCTTCATAGTCTACCACATAAGGTTCAACTAGCCAAACATCAGGGTCACCTGGTAATGTGTCTCCCTCAACTGGTTCAACTTGAGCGACGATCCACTCACTCTGCAGTTTCAGCAGGTTTGCTGTTATCTCCATCAGTCTCCTCAGGATAAAAAATTTGTTCTTCTTTCATACCAGTTTCTTTTAACTTGGTAACATAGTTATCAAGAATACCATTGTCAGGGAACACAACACTAATGATATGTTCTCCACCTAAACGATGTTCTTCAATAGGAGAATATGGACAGAAACGTGAGTATTGAATTGG